CTTGAGATAAGTTAGATTGATATTGCTGAACTTCTTTATTTATTTCAGCTGAAAATGCACTAGTCTCCTGTGCGTATTTATTTAATTGTTCAGAATCGTCTTTAGAACTTAATTGAGCGTTTTGAATAGCTACTTGTAAACTTGCTTGATACACAACATTTGCTTCGTTAAATGAGTTTAAAGAATCTTGAATATTAGATTGATATTCTTGCAATTCTGTGTTAATTCTACCTAACTGAGCTTGAGCTAATTCTACATCTTCATCTGTTTCTAAGAATGTTTCAAATTTAGATATGTCAACAGTTAATTCAGGAGAAATATAATTAGGTGCATCTGCTGTAAATGCAATACTATTATCAATTAATGTTGGAGCACTTGGGACTGTAGTTGTTATATTAAAATCATCAATGTTTAATAATGCTGGTATAGTTTCTCTTGCATCAGAAATCATTTTCATAAAATATTTACATGCTCCACCTAAAACAACTGCAAACTCTGCATTATTTGGAAAATTTGGAATATCAGAATCTAATATATCTAAACTGTTTCCAGCTGTATTTGCAAATGTTGGATAAGTAAAAGAAAATACTTGTCCTTTTTCAGAACTTGTTGGAGCTGGATGAATGTATAAATATTGACCTTTATAATAATGAAAAGGAGTGCGAATTGTACTTTCGTGAATACTTCCACTAGATACTGCTATTTGAGTTGATAAGCCATATGGAACTTCTATTGATATTCGACCATTTCTTGAAACATAAAAAATCTTTTGATTACTAGCAGTGTACCCGTTACCATTTACAGTATCTTCATTTACTAAGCCATTTAGCATTAAAGCTCTGTCTGGTAATATATCTGCAACTTCACGTGCAGATGCGGTTAGAAAGTCGGCAATAGCCGAGGTATCTAGTGATACCCCGACTATGTCTTCGACTTGAGTTTTAAAATCACTCATTAGGTAATTTTAAATACCTTATGGGATTCAATCAAACTAATACCGATACCTTCATCAGACATGTATTGGTCTTTAACACCATCATAGGCGTTATCAGTCTTTACAGATGTTTGATACAAAGGAGCACGATATTGTGCATGAAACAGATTCTCATCTGAAATTACAACCATGTATTTGTTATAAGGTCCTCTTAGAGCAGGTGTTGGAACCAGCTTTATCATTCCATGAGGAGTTTCTAACATACGATAATTGAAACCAAGTGAATCACGAGTAGACGGACTTAATTGTACGTCCCAATTTGATTTACCTGCTATACCAGAAGTACCATCTATTTTTGACCAATAGGATAAAGCACCTGCACCACAGAATGCGATTTTAGTTCCGCTTTCTGGTACATATTGGAATACTTTTTCCATGTCATCAACAAATCCACTATAATTGTAATTAGCTGAATCAATTGCAAATATGTTTTGGTCATCTCCAGAAGAGTTACCATATTTATCAATTGCTGTTACAAGTCCCATAGTAGAACGAACTTTTTTACCATCAGCATCGGTACGATGCGCATCGGCAAATGTGTCTGTTCCAGATAGATTAGTACCTGCTACAGATTGTCCAAATAAGAATGCTTTCTCTTTTTGCATTTTATGCTCTTGAGATTTTTGCAATCTTAATCTAGCCAATTCAGAAGCTTCGCCTCTAAGAGAAGCGGCGTGTAAAGTTCCAGTAATTTCTAATGAAGTTTTGAAAATCTGAGAAGAGTTGTAAACAACTTTCAACTCATCAGACCAAGCTTCAGGAGAGGACGTACCTTCACCACGTGCATTACCAACAACATACATAACATCATTATCAACAAACGTAAACGCTGTTGTAGTCATGTTTTTTATTTTTATATTAGCACCATTAAAAGACGTTATAAGACCTACGCCTTTTCTAGTTGTCTCAGCGGAGTTCCATACTTCAACTTGAAGACCAATATAAGAACTGTCTAAAGTTGCTGGAAGATTTTCAATTCCATCTACTTCAATGTTACCAGATTCAGCATCTGAATTAGCTACAGTTGGAGTAGTTGCTTTGTTTACCATTTTTTGTTTTACCCATGGATTTCTATGTTCAAACATTTTGAACATGGGGTCATTAATTTGTCTAGTCTCTCTATTTGACACGACTGTCGTGAAAGGAGCTACATCAGTCCAAAGTTCTTTAACAACTTGTGGGTCGATGTAGAAGTCCCGACGGTCTGTATAGAGGACACCAGACGCTTGGAGGTTTTTTACAGACATTGTAATTATTTCCTTTGTCTACTATGCGATAGTAATCCTGCATTAAACATGTCTTGGTCTGATTGTTGAGGTTCTGCTTGTCCTGTTGTTACCGAAGTAGTTCTAGGAACTTGTAAGCGTTCACCTGCTTGTCTCAAATCCATTGCTTTATTTTGTGCTTGTACTGTCGCTGTGTTTGGTGCGTTTTGCATCTCAAATACTTTAGCAAGAACATCAATAGATACGTTGGCAGGATTTTGTGCCCATTTTACAAATGAAGCAGATTTTCCATCATCCCAACCAAAGCCATTCTTTACTTGAGAGTAGGCTTGGTCGACGACCATTTGTTCTTGTTGTTGTGCAACTTGCTGTTGTCGGATATTATCCTGTTTTTGCATTGCACCAATAACTTGGTCTATACGTGAGTCTTTGTATTCTTCCTTAGCTAAACGATATTGAAATGAATCGCTATCAGGGTCATTATATGCATCGACCTCATTATAACTAGTTGGTCTGTTGGGCTTTCTAACTGAAATCTGCTCTTGTTGAGCTGGAGCAGGATTTTCAGATTGCGGATTTTCGCCTTTAGCCATTCTGCCCACAAGATTTTGATACATTTCAAGTTCTTGTGCCATTTTGCTATTGCTATTTTTCGCTAAGTCAGCTTGACTTTGCCAATAAGCTATTCTGTTAGGGTCGTCTGTGACTGGTATAGATTCAGCAACTACTTGCTCGTCTGTAGTTTGAATCAGTTGTTCATCTTGGGCAATTGACTTCATAGTGTCTACAGGTACTTCAGTCACCTGTTCACCAGCGATAGTCTCTACTGTAGCTTCAGTAGGCGGAGCCTCTGAAAGTAAAGTCTGTGAGCTATCAAAAACACTCATATCGTCAGCATTGCTTGCTTGTTCATTTTCCATCTTATTCCTTTAGTGGAGTTATGTTTCGGTTTGTAGCTTCTTGCTCAGCAACCGAATCTCGTAGCTTCTTCACTTCGTCACTTGCTCTTGCTTTAAACACAGATTCTGTGGCATTAGCTTTAGTAGATGACTTGTCAAGTTCTGATTTAAACTTCTCTAACTCAACACGCTGTCTTGCATGTTGTAACTCTCTTTGAGAAGTTTGTAGGTCACCTTCCAAGTCTTTTACTTGGTCAGATAAACCTGATATTTGTTGTTGCATTTTAGACATTTGAGATGAACGCTCTAGTACGCCTTCCATATCAGCAACGTCTGTTTGCTTTAAAACTTCAACTTGGTCTATTAAACCTTTTTCATATAACTGCATGTAATATTCAAATCTTGCCCATCTGTTAGATGGCAGAGTAGAACCAGAAACAACTACTACATCATACCTACCTACAGTAACATCATTTAATTTTCCTAAAAAATCTCCTGAAATTTCATCGTATAAAGGTACATTAATTCCTATTTCTTTAGCTTTTGAATTTGGTTGTAACAATCTTAATACTTTATGAGATGTATAAGTAGCTTGTATCATTTCAACTACAGTCTTAGCTACAATATTTAAACCAAATTCTATATCATCTCTTTTACTTTTAATTCTTCTTTGACCATATTCATCAATTGCAATAGTACCTTTATAAGTATTTGGCATTTGAGATGCGTCTCCTTGCATCATAGAATATAATCCTAAAATTCTTTCAACGTCAGCACGAGCATCTGCTTCGTTTTTATATAATTCATTAGGCAATGGCATTGGAGCCATAGAAATTGGTTGTCCTAATTCTGGGTCAAATTCTAATACTCCTGTACCTGCACGTGACCATTCTGTCTCAAGTTGAGCTTTATTTATAGAACCACGAGGTACTAAAAGTTTAGTGTTAGTAGACGAAGAAGCATGTGCAATCATTAAAGAACGTATTTTATTTATATACTCTTGTAAGCCTTTAACTAGTCTTATATCAGATAAAGGAAAAGGATTCCTATTGTGTCTATTCATAAATGTAACAATAGGATAATTAGATATAGGCATAATTGTTTGATATAACATTTGCCCACCTACACAAACACATTGCTTTATTCTATCTATTGTTATTTCATTTGCAACTATCTCTTCTTCATCAATGAGTTCTTCTATTGTCATTAATTCTAATTTAACTGTAGACTCTGGAATAGAGTTTTCATGCTCAATGCCAGACATAATATAAGATTCACCATTCATTGGATTTTGCATTTGATGAAAAACTGCACCATGTTCTTCATAGATACTCATATTTTGACCAACTAGTTCTTGGTCTGTAATAATTTGAACACCATCTACATTTGTAGCTTTAAAAGCAGGTAAGCTTTTATATTTTTCAAAATCTTCTTCTGTTAATATTTTTTCAGAGTTTGAATGAGGGTCATAAGTTCTATAATGAGCTACTTTAATTTTTGTATATCTTTCAATTACTTCTAGGTAACGCTCATCTTTACTTGAAGTTCTAAAAGCTTGAAGCTCATGTTGTGTTATGACTTGGTCATTTAAAGCTTCCCTTGAAGTATTGTCAGTAGGTGTAATAACTGATTCAGTTGCTGATTTTATATTTTCTTCATATTCAGGGAATTGAGCTATAAGTTGAGATTCTGGATGTATCTTAGATACTATAACATGGGATGCATCTTCAATGATAGCACTTTGAGAAGACGGGTCTATATATACATTAAGCGGGTCAATTGCTTTTAGTTTGATTTCACCCTTTCCAAAGTCGTCATTGGGGTCATAATGAATCATCATACACCCCATGCCTTTTACATAGTAATCATCAATAACTGTTTTAAGCTCGTTGTTTCCATTTGAGTAATCCCATATCCAAGCCATTAAATCAGAAAAGACTTTACCAGTTTTTACGTCGGCACCTTCTCTACCTGTAGATTGGAAACGGGGTTGGTTAGAAGTAAGCATAGCTTTCGCTTGCTCAACTGCGGGATGAAGTACATTAACTACTAATGGCTCTTGGGCTCTTGCACGAAGTGTGTCAACTTGCTTTTTAGTCCATTGCATTCCATTACGGAATTCATCGTCCTCAATTGCCTGTTTTGCCCATTTTGCCCTAGCAGAAGAATACTCTCGTAAAAGCTCTTCGCTTTTTAATACTTCAGAATTTTTTTGACCCATTTATCCACTTTAATTAAATTACGTAATTAACTATATAGACGCAATATAAAACAATTAGTTTCAAGCTAACAACCAATCATGGTCAGATTTCAAGTATTCTCCTTCCGAGTGCTGAGGCTTGAGGTCATTTGTTGAGTGGTAAGGTATGTAATTTCCCTTCATTGCATAGAATAATCCATCTAAAAGGTCATCATGTTTACTTCTAGGGTATAATAATAATTCATTTTTTAAGTCAGCCATATCAGGCGTAATGTACATTTTACCTTGCGCAAAGTGAGGTTCTAGGGTTTCTAACCTAGAAGATTTACTAGTTCGTGGGTTTTCTTTGATTTCCAACCCTGATATAAACAATCCTTGCTCTTCACTTTGCTGTCTTAAATACTCTCGAAGCATCTCTTGATAACCAACTGACTCGATGCGTGTCTTCGTTGGTTTATATTTTTTAAATTGTTTTATAATAGAATCTGCTAAATTCATTGGTGTAGACCTTTTCCTAAAGTAAGGCAATACATATTTGTTATTATTTGCATCTATAGCTACAGAAACAACTGTTGAATAGTCAGCAGTTCTTTTAGTTGATGAAGCAGGGTCTACTCCCATAAAAATATTAACAGGCAATATCTCTTCACATTCTACTCCGTCTTTCTCTTCAAAACGCATAAAAGCTTCATTGTCTTTATTATACTCAAGTTCACCTTTATAATATTTAAAATATTTTTCTTTAAACAATTGGTCTTCATCACCCACTATCTCACATAGATATTCACGATAGAAAACAGATATACGATTAATAGATTCTAATTCTATTTTCTTTTGTTCTAGTTTTTTAATTGGTTGCCAGTCTTCCCATAGAGCAATGCGTTTACTCATATTGGGAGAGAAATGCATATTCTTCCAACCTTTCATTTCTTTTAAAGTTTCAACTAAACATCTTTGATGTTGAGGTGTTCCTATAACTGCAATCTTACCAGTACGAGGGTCAACTGAAGGAACAGCAGATTGAAGTAACCATCTTAAGTTTCCTTCCATTGCTTCTGAAGTCTTTGTATTCATTTCATCTTCTGGGTCATCAACTACTATTAATGTAGGTCTTTGGTTTCCTACCTTTATTCCTCTTAACTGCTGTCCTGTACCTTTACATATAATCATAGAACCATCTTTTAATCGTACTTCTGTCTTTGCCCAAGAAAAAGCAGAGTTCATTCCCCAATAACCAAACAAAGAACGAAAAGGAGTAGAGTAGTCTAATACATCTTTTATTGTTCCTAGTAGTTTAACAGCATGGTCTTGAGTCCTAGATACTAATACAATTAATTTTTTTCCTTTATCAAACATTAAATGATATAAAGGATATACACCACCTACAATAGAAGATTTAGCGTGACCACGTGGAGCAATAATGTTTACTTGTTTTATTTTATTGTTCATTAGCACTTGAGCTATCTCATCGTGGAAAGCAGGGCTTTTAGCTGAGAACATATTTGGTATAACAACTCTACCAAACAATACCATGTTTGATTTCAGCTTATCTAGTATATCTTTTTTATCAGTCATGTTTTTAAATACTTTGTTATTTGATACTTACTCATATCTTTAGGACATTCTGGCATAGTCTCAACTATACAATGTTTTAATGAGCCACCAATTAATCCACACCTTAGTATTTCCTTGTCTTGAGTTGCAAATGCACACATTCTTTTAATTTTAGGGCAATAACTAAACATCTACATTAATAACAAGAAGATGGTAACTCATCTCGTTCAAGTCTTTTAATTAAATCGTCAATATACCATCTAGCTTTTTTTAAATCTTTTATATCATTACCTTTAAAAGGACATCTTACAATATATTTTATAATATTACCTCGAAACCAATCCATCTGCCAAGAAGATATAAAGTCCGTAACCTCTATACCTTTAGTATAATGGTCAGGATGATTTACATCTTTATCTAAAGAATCTTCAAGCAAGTTCTCTGGTGCTTCCGTCGTCATCTATATCTCCCTCTGTTTTACGTGACATAATTAATTTTTTTTCTTCTGTTTCTATTTGGTCTGATATTTGCGAAGTCATATCTATCTGCATTGTATCAGTTGTTATACGTTTATTAGGTTTCATTTCTAATAAATCCATAAACGAGTCAGTAGCTTTTAAGATATTGCCTACATCTTGTTTACTTTCTGCTATTTCAATAGCACTTAACATCTTATCTAATACAAATGACCTAGTAATTCCTTTTTCCGTCATAACTTCTTTTAATTTATCTTCTATCATACCTTTTACCATTTTATTTTTAAATAA